GGCGATGGCGTTGATCGCACCAATGCTGCCGCTTTGCACGGCCTGAGCCACAAACTCGGCTTCGACGGTTTCAGTGACTCGGGCTTTGCCTAGCCTCCAGCCCGGCACCGGCACGTTAGACGCCAGAAGTTCGCGCGCCTTGGTCTTTGCCGCTTCGCGGAAGTCGTCGAGCGTAGTGCACGCGGTCAAAAACTGCCCCAACCGCACCGGGTCATTGAGTAACGCAAGAAAGCCCTCGTCTTGCACCGTTGGGGTGTAATTTTCCACGGTAATCAGTGCTGCGTCTTTGCTGGCGACCCTTGCAGGGCACGTGAGTGACTTCGCGCACCACCCGCAATAGTCATTAAGCTGGGGCGGCTTTCCAACGTTATGCAGCACGTCGCGCACCACTGCCGCCGCGACCTCTCGCCTCCAGCGCGTGGTGACTCGCTGCCGCTGGTCGCAAAACAGCAAGTGCGTGTCCCAGTGGTCCGCGCCGTGCTCAACCATCAGGCCGAGCGCATAGGCTGCCATTTGCGCTGAGTAGTCATACACCTGCCCGCTTTTAAGGTCCACGAGCCAACGCCCTCCAACGGCCACCCCGTCAGCGGTGCCGATGTGGGGCATCGATGGCGTTTTGATTTTGCAGAGCGCTTCTTGCGTTGCCAGTCCGTCGATGATGCCGCCGAGTTTGTGGCACTCGTCAAGGGCCCAGCGCACTGCGGCGTCGTCTGCGTCGTTAAGCCCAGATGCTTTGATTTCAGCGATCCACATTTTGCGAAACACTTCGTCGAGTTTTGTGCCGCGTTCCGCCGCCGGGCTTGTGCCTGGAGCGCCTTGGTATTGCCCGCACAAGGCGAGCTTTGGTAATGCTGAATGTCGGATGTTCATTTTCTGCGGGTTCGTCCTTTGGTTTTTCTGCTCATCAAAATCAGGCCGCATGGGCGGCTGCACGTCTTGGTCGCCTTGCTGGCGGTAAATAACTGTTTGAAGTCCACGCCGCAAACAGGGCACGGCACGATGCGAAACTTATCGCGTTGCGCTTCCACGCGCTTCGCCGCCGCGGCTTTGCAGATGTCGATTTTGCACGCCATGCTGCACACTTTTTGTTTTGCTTGTTGCGGCTGAAACGTCTGCCCGCAAAATTTGCATGCACGCGTTGGCAACCGGCAAGGGAAACACGTCGGCTGCAAACTTGTATGTCCCCGAGAAAACTCGAGCCCGCACCTGTCGCAAACTGCCAGCACGCTCCGGCGCCCCACAATCACGCGCTTTGATTTTGATGGCAGTGACTCATCTATCTGAACCAGTCCCGCCCGAATACCCGCGGCGACAAGCTCGGCGGCTTCAGCCAGGATCGCCAGTCGCTGGTCTGCGCCGTCGTTGTTGTCCTTCGGCGCAAAATCGTACTCCCGCGTGCGTGCCGGGCGGCACCACACGGCCTTGCCGTTCATTGAATGGCTCATTTTGTGGAGGTCAGTGCCCAGAGGTTGACGACGACAAGCCCGGCGAATGCCAAGCTCTCAACCAAGTTGGTCGAGCCAATCAGTGCTGCCATATCGACGAGCAACAACACGCCGATGGTGGCGAGCTTTGCCGCCGTCCACCGCCGCTTGTTTGGCGGCGGGTTGAGGAGCCTGCTCGGGCGGGAGCTGTAGTGCGACGTGCTCATTCTGGTACCTCCACGCCGCTAATGCTGTGCACCATCGTGGCGAGCGCTTCCCAGTGGTCGTAGGCCGCGCCGACAATGTTGTTCCAGTCGCGCACCTCGTACCCGCCGCGCACTGCGGCGAGAAACACCACCGCCGCGCGCGCCTCCTCAATTTGGTTGTACGCCGCGTCAGCCGCGGCTTTCAGGATAGGGTCCATCTGTTTGTTCAGTTAAGGTTCACTCTGACGGCCTCGTCAGCACCCGCGTCACGGGTGGACGCCCCCGGAGGGGGCGTTTCGGCCTAAGCTGACAACACACGCTGTTCAGCCTGCTTGATCCGGGTGTCCACAATGTATTTGGCGAGGCTTAAAGTTGGCTCGCTGTCGTTCCAGTTTTCTTCTCCAGGGGAAAACACATTCCACTCGACCCCACCGGCTTCGGGGTCGCCCAGCGATCCGTAGTCAAACCGCTTAATAGTCCAGCCACGGTACAGGTAATGGCCTGCTGCAACTTTTTTGGCGGTGTACTTAAGGGCTTTTTTGCTTTTGCGTTTCATTTTGTTCGGTTGTTTTCGTTGTCGTGGTTGCTGCTAACGACGCCAACTCTAGCCAACCAAACGCGCTTGGCTAGCTATTTTTTCAACTTTTTTTAGCCCGCTTCAAAGCGTTCATTTCACGCGCTTTAGGTCGTGGCTTGCTGGCATTGCGCCGCGCTGCGTCAGCTTTTTTTTGCGACGTTTTGATCCCGCCCAGCCGCCCGATCTCGCGGCAGTGTTCTCGGAGTGTTTTTTCAGTGCTCATCTTTTGCTAGTTGCTCATCATCAATTACAAGTATGACCTGACCGGGATACAGCCACATGTTAACGCTGACCCATTTGCGGCGTTTGGTCTCGTTTGCGTCTACAATTTCTGACAACTGCAAATGCTCAATAAGGGTGTAAACCTCGTCATGTTCTTCGCCGCGATGCCCGTGCTTAAAAAAGAAATCCGCACGCTGTCTTAGGTATTTCAAAAGCCTAGTGATCATGACGTTCTAAACGGCTGATTTCACGCTCGATGTACCAAATGGCCTTGCGAAGGTCTTGCACCGGGTTGCCCTTCTTTTGATGTCGAAGCAAGTACTTGATCGCATTGCCGATGCAAAAGTTCTCGTGGGCACAAATCTCGATGGCCTCGATGCCAGATGGGTGGCTTGTGTAGTGCGGTGGATGGTTGACTAGGTCCATGCAGCCCACCTTACCCAAGCACGCCGCTTTGTCTACCGCGAGTTTGCGGCAGTCAACGCAAGTGCCTTTGTTTCATGAGGGTAAACAAATCCCGTCGCAGGCTCTCCCTGCGCACCATACGGCAGCTTGCGGCGGTGGCACCATTTCGGTGATGCCACCAAAATGGTCTACTCGCCCGAGGGCACCAGTCCCGACTCGAAAAGCTCCGCCTCTTCGTCGCGGCGGCGTTTGAGCCCTCGGGAGTCGGGCCATAGGCGTTTCATCGCACGAAACTGCTCCGGGATCTGCGCCAGTTCGCCGACGCGCAGGAGTTCTTGGATCCGCAGCATTTCGCGCCGCCGGTCGCCCGTCAGGTTTTGCCCGCGGTTAAACACCAGAGAAACAAGTGCCGCGGCGCAATCGCCCGGGAGGTCTTGCGTCTGCGGGTAAATCCGCAGCGTGCGCAAAAACCACGTCGGGATGGTGACTTCCTCGAACACCGCCATCGCTGCGTCCCACGGGATCGTCAACCTGCGCACGTGCGGCAGAATTGCTTGCGCCTCGGCACCGCGGCGGCCAGACACCCCCACGAGTGCGGCAACGGTGTCAGCGGGCAGGTGTTTGCCCCACGCCCTGGTTGTGTCAGTGGCCGGAGTGTGGCCCAAGTCCCACCCGATGCCGATGGTGATGCCGGACGCCTCCCCGGGCCATTCGGGATGGCGGTCATACTCTGTTTCGCCGCCGGTTTCCCAGCCGATGATCGCTTTGATGCCGCGTTTTGAGAGGTTCATTTTCTCAGGCTTTTAATTACTTCGACAATTTTCAGAGCGGTGTAGATCGCGGCCAGCAAACAGCCCGTCACGCGGATCCATTGCTCGGCCTCGGACAGCGAGAGTGCCAGTGCCCCCGCGTTGGCAAGGTTCACCGTTATCAACTCGCTGATGTGCCGCTCGTTAGACATGCGCAATAAAAGTGGTACCCGCGCCCGGGATGCGCGGCAGTTTTCCGTCCTTGTCGTAGATGCCACTGTACGGCGAAATCTGCGCAGGCGGAAGCCCATTTCCCTCAGTTCCTGCGGGCGGTAGCACTCTTTTTACTGGTGCCAGAATTTGCAGCCCGGCGGGGGGCGTTGCGCCCAGATATTTTGCTTGGAGGCTTGGTATGTTTGGGACGGGTAGAACGGTCATAAAAAAAGCTGATCCAGAGGAAATTTAATGCGATGCCGACGTTGAGCATCACCTCGGATGCAGCGGGGCTCGATAGTGTGAGCAGATTCCAGATTGAGCCGCACACAGTCACAGTGGTTGCGGTTTTGCAAAGCACCGCAGCCCAGGGGCGCCGCCAGATGGCACTCTCAGGATGCCCGAACACTCGGAACACCAAGTGGAGTGCGGACGTCGCCAGAATGCCGTTAGCGACTGCGTTTGTGAGCGTGGCGAGAGTCATCGGTCAGGAGTTTGTTGCTGATTGTTTCCACCGCGCGCAGTCCGCAAAACCCAAGCAGAAACGCCGCTGCGTAAGCGTATTGCGGTTCACCATCGAGCCGCGCCAGTTTAAGAATGAGCGGCGTCACGTAATTTGCGGATGCCGCTCCACCAAGCAGACTGGCAACTGTGCGCCCGAGGTTCTTGCCAGACTCCTTGCTAGACATAAGCACGCTGCCAGCAAAGCCCGCCAGAGCCAGTCCGAGGTCAATGCCCGCGCGCTTGAGTTCGTCGATCATTTCTTTCCCTCCGGCTTGTGGCTGGCGCCGTAATAAAACGCCAGCACCGCGGAGAACGCCGTGGAGAGCGAACCGATGAGCAGCGAGAGCGTGGTCGATTCCCAGAGCTTGAGGTCGCCAGTGAGCAGGCCAAACAGGATCCCGAAAAACCCAGCAGTGACGACGCAAGCCAGCACCGGCGGCACCCAGGAACCCGTGGCAGTCTGCATTTTGCGCGCACTAGCCCGGTCCTCTGCTGCCAGTTTCTCGGCGTCAATGCCGAGCTCCGCCATGCGCGTTTTGAGTTGCAAGTCGGCGGCTTGCAGAGCGGCAATCTGCTCGGCAGTGAGGTTGCCCGAGGTGAGTGCCCGCTGCACCTTTTCCGCAGTGGCGTCGGACATCCCCAGTGCTTTGCCCACGGCTTCTACGGCAGCCCCGCCTAGGGGGCCGCCGAGAAGATTGCCGATGGTAGGGAGAAGTTTTGAAAGAAATGACATTAGAAATACGGCGTGTTCGGCGTGATGCGCGAGTACACAAAGTCAATATTTGCAACCACCGCCGTTCCAATCGCTGCTGTGCGATTGATGTGTGCGAAGAAAAATACGCGAGCTGTCGGAATGTTGGTTGTATGCGTGGCAACAGTTACGCCGTCAATTTTGGCAACCACCTGTGTTCCTGCGCCATTGATTAAAATTTCCATGGAACGGAAAGCGTTTGCCGCAAATGAAACACCCGTTGATGTCAAAGTTTCTGAGCCGCCTGTGCGAGTCACAAAGTCAATGGCTTGACCGTTTTGCACTCGAAAGTAAATGCCGTTTGATGATTCGGAAGTGATAGAATCGCCCCACCCGCAACGGAAAGCTCCGGTCAAGGTACCGTCAAACCAAGTTGCTCCGCTTTGTCCTGCTCGAAATATAACGCGAGCCGCTGCAACTCCAATTAATGCGACACTTCCAGCTTGGTTGAACCGAGCTTGCTGTGTAACAGCAGCTGCCGTTCCCGTGGACATTGCGACGACTCCAAAACCAGAATTTGCCTGTGAGTTTGTGCCTCCAGTGACTCCAAACGTCAGATTTCCAGAGAGTGAAGTTGTGCCCAAAAACTGCTCAAAAAACTCAATGTAAGCCCCCGGTATTGGCACGTTTGCCAGCGCATCGGTTAGCCCGTCAATTTTGCTCTGTGCAATGGCTGCCGCGGCATCCACGTCAGCATCCACCAGCAAACTCGCCGGGCTTTGCAGCGTGCCTGCCACGTTTTTCCAAAGCCCAGTGCCACCGACAAGCCCGAGCGAGGTGTGCACGTGGCTCGGCGTGTTGTTGCCAAACTGGCCAGTCACGCTGTGCCCGTTGCCAGTCGCGAACGCCTCAAGCGTCACAAAAATGCGGTCGCTGAGTGCCATTGCAGTTTCCGGCACTAGCACGCTGATTGGCACCAGTGCGGACACCGTGCCGATTGTCACCGCCGCGGAAGTGGCAATCAAAGTGGGCGCCGCGCTGCCGTCGTATTTAAAAACCTTGGCACGTACTTGGTTGCTCTGATTGCTATTCGCGACGCCATAAAGCCAGACGTTAAAATCCCAAAGCCCCGCCGGGATGTCGCTCGCCGCGGGATCCTGGGGCGTGGACTCGCTAACAAACCCTGCGAACTGCGTCCATGTACTCGGCGTCAAACTGCCGGTGGTTGCAGTCGTCTGCCCGGCTTCAGCGCTGCGTCCCAACTGCTTCGGGGTGCCCGGCAAGTTGGTCGTCGGCGCGTCTGCGTTGGTGCCTTGGTTGAGGTAATAGGTGAGCCCGTTGGCGCCTCCACCCCCACCGCCGCCGGTGGACGCTGCGGGCACCCACTGCGTGCCATCGTACGTCAGCACCTGCCCGCTGGTTGGCGTCGTGGATGCCACCGGCTGCCCCTTGAGTTTGTTGACGCTGGTGGTGTGTAGCCCGCCCGAGACGTCGCCGGAAATGATTGGAGAATTGAGCTCAGCCATAAAGATTTAGAGTGTGTTCTTTGAAAGAAAGGACGCCAGCCGCACTGCCTGCGGTGTTTCTTCGGCGATGATCCGATCATAGCAGACGGTGCCGTATTGCTTGAAGACTACGGCGTTGTTGCGAAACCAGCCCATATGGTAGCCGGACGCCATGAATGTCACGAGCTCGCAAGTGGCGTTTTCGTCTACCACGTAATTCAGCAGCGCGAACTTTTCGATCCAATAGCTCTTTGGCTGGCAGTTTATGTGCCCGTGCCCACCCTGCCCCGGGACGGCGGCGGAAAACAACACAGTGGGCGCCACTGACGTCAGCCGCCGCACCAAGTCGTCAGCCCTGCTCGCTGGCAAGTGCTCTGCCACTTCGATACATAGCGCCAAATCGTACTTGCCAGCATACTTGTCCGCGAACGCGTCGGAAAACACGTCCATCACGTCATAAGGGCACCGCGGGTCAAGGTCCACGCCGTCAGCGTGCACGCCCGCTTCTCGGAGTGCCTTCACATAGATCCCAGGGCCGCAGCCGACATCGAGAATTTTCATCGGTAAAGCGCAGCGTAATTCAGCCCGAGCCCCATGCCCAGGGGGCGGTTGTGGTCCTCGTACCAGCCGTTGCCGTTCCAGATGTCGCGGAAGTCCGCAAATGCGCGCTCGAATTTCGGGCGCACTGCGTCGAGGGAAAAGTTCTGAAACGCAAACAGTGCCATCTTTTGTCGGTCGATGCGGTCCACGTTGCGCATCGCGCGCAGGATGTCCCCCATCGTGTTGCAGCGAAATCCGTTGACGCTTT